ACTAGCATCAACAATATTTTCTTTTAATCTTTCGTCAGAAGTTGAGCCATAGGAATTATTTGCATTTTCAACATTTCCACTATCTCTTACAAAGAAAACACTGGCTACTCCTGATCTATGGCAACCTATATGACTATATGTTTCATCGGTTGTATTTCTATCGCATTCAACATTTAAAACAACGCTTGCATAAGAAGTATCATTACAATCTACCCAAAGACCATACGAATTATTACCTGCTGTCACCTTAGTTCCTGTATTGGTCGTCTCAAAACGCTTGGTATCTGAAAAATAGAGTTCTACAGCTCCATCAGCAGTAAATGTAGCTAAAGATTTATTATTAGCAGCATTATTTATTTCAACAGCATCTGATAGCAGCTTTAACGCTCCAGATGTGCTTTTAATACGCGAGTTTCCATCATGCCATAGCTGAAAATCATCACTAGATCCAAGAATAACTTTATTATTATCTAAAAAGTAACTATGACCTGATGTGATTGTTCCACTTGATATTGTATAAAATTTCCGCGAACCCCCATAATAGAGTTCTACGGCTCCGTCTTTAATAAACCTAGCCATATACTCAGCATTACCACCTGAATTAATATCGATCTCACTTCCATTAGTATCAATAATTAAGTTTCCTGATCCATTGTCTCGTACCCATGACCTTGCACCATCATAGTAAAGCTGTAAATTCCCTGTTCCAAAAGTACATTTAGCGTTATCAGCAAACTCAAGAGCGTTATCTGACTTATCCCATACAGCGTTAGCACTTGCGCCGGTAAAAGTTACATCCTCATTAAAATTACTGGCAGCATCAACATCAACTCCACCTGCTAAAGTAAATAAATTAATCCAAGCATTATTAGCGCTATTTCTTATTTTTAATATGCTTGTGTTTGTATCAGCCCAAAATTGATAGGCAACTTTTCCAGAACTCGGTTCAGTACTTCCTGAATGATTAGACCATAAGGCGGCATATTGCGTATTAATATCACTTCTTACAGCCGAACCCGTACCGTTTGCGACTACCCCATCAGCTTGTGCCATTTTTTAACTCATACGTAGCGTTAGCGTTATTCTATACTGCTTTGCCGTAACCTACCGCCGACCAAGTGAAATTTCTATCAACTGCGGCATTACTTGAATTTTTAAAGGTCACAACAAAAGAACTACCTGTTACCGTTCCCATCTCGATATAATCACCGCTTGCTAAGTTCATCGCATTAATACCAATCGAAGGTAAGTAAGCATTCGTTCCGCCTAAACTACCTGTTCCGGTAAAGAAGTTTTTAGCAAAATTAACTGTTTTACTACCTGCCCCAGAAGCAACTGCCCCAGTGCTTTGTTCTTGTCTTCTTTGAAGTGTGGCCGTATAGCCCAATTCATCAACAAGAATATTTTCATCTGTGTTTGTGCTTGTAAGAATCGTTTTAAAATCAAAGCCTCGGCCTGTAAAAGTACCATTAATAAACTCTTTCCAACCTGACCAACTAGCACCGCCTGAAGCTGGATCATCATCAGTAGACCTTAAATATAATCTTGCATCTACATTTAATATTGCCGCGCCGTCCCAATCGTTAATCGCGTCAACATCTGCTACCGCGTCGAAATCATCAGCAGGTAAATAAGCCCTAGTGACAAAATGACGTTTTAAATCAAGTGAGAATTTTGCGCCTAAATCTAATTTGTTAGCGAAAGTATATGTTCCCTCAGAATCAACGCCTGTTGAAATATCAAAATCAACCATTGCATCAACATCAGCAACCGTATCAAATAACGACGTTCCTTGAAGAGTTAAAGCATCTAAATCTTCTTCGTAATAGGTATCAGAATTAGTGCCTTGAAATGGTGGCGAATCACTGTCTTCTCTTCTTACTAAAACAGGTAAGGAACCAATTGGATCAGGTAGATCAATAACAATTGAAGTAGCGCTAGATATTCTGCCGCCTGAGTCTTCAAACGCTAAAAATATCTCACCTTCTACCATTGGAATTGTTGCCTCGGTTTGTCCTCCCGCCTTAGCCGCAATGAGCGTTACAGCGTTAGAAAATGTTGCTGTTCCATCGGTTTTGTTGGAATGTCTAAATACACATTTACCTCCTAATTTCACGTCAAGGTCGGTTGATTGATCCCAAGTTAAACGCCCTGTATTTGCATTAATTGCTTCAAAGAAAAG